GAAACGCCAGCTGGACGCCTCGGCCCTGGCCGCCGCGCTGACAGCGCCATTCTGGGAGGATCGTGTCCTCGGCGTCTCCGAGATAACCCGGCTGCCGATCCGCTGCCTCTGGATCGCCACCGGCAACAACCCGACCTTTTCCAACGAAATGGCGCGCCGGCTGGTGCGCATCAGGCTCGACGCGCATGTCGAGCAGCCCTGGCAGCGCAGCGGCTTCCGTCATCCCGACCTGATGGTTTGGGTCGTAGCCAACCGCGCTCGACTCGTCGCCGCATGCCTCACCCTCTGCCGCGCCTGGCTCGCTGCCGACCGGCCGCGCGGAACGCGCGCCATTGGAAGCTACGAGAGCTGGTCGCAGATTATGGGCGGCGTCCTTGAGGTCGCCGGCATCGAGGGCTTCCTTGGCAATCTCGATGAGATGATGGAAGCGTCCGACAGCGAGGGCAGCGCCTGGCGTGGGTTCGTCTCGGCTTGGTGGAACCGCTTTGGAACGGCACAGGTCGCAACCAGTGACCTGTACGAGCTTGCCCAGGCCGCAGAATCACCCCTGCCGCTCGGTGTGGGAAACGATCGCGCTCAGCGGACGCGTCTGGGCAAAGCCCTCGGCCGCATGCGCGATCGCATGTTCAAGGTCGGAACGATCATGGTCCGGATCGACACCCACGGGACCTATCAGGGAGCCCAGCGCTGGAAATTGAGCACTGATGAAAATATGGGCGGGGGTAAACGTTCACGACGTTCACCGGATTCCTCCGATCTCGTGAACGTTGAGGATTTTGGTGAACGTGGTGAGTCAAACGTTCACGAAAATACATCCAGCGAAATCAATGGCTTGGAGTCGTCTCGTGAACGTGGTGAACGTCGTGAACGTTTTCTGACCCTTACGCATGCGCGCACGCGCGCGCACATGAAAGAGGGTACGGAAAAACGTTCACGACGTTCACCACGTTCACCGGAGCTAACGAACTCAACGGCTTACGCCGGTGAACGTGATGGTGAACGTTCAGATCAACGTTCACCCATCCCCAACCCGCCTGCCTGGCTGGAAGGGGTGCCGTGATGCGCCGCCCGCACGCCACTGGGCCGCCTGCTGCCCAGATACCCCAAAGCCGGACGACGACGGAGAGCTCCGCCAAGAACCGCTCCGTCGCCGCCCTGACCACGACCATCCCTTTTTGACGGAGATCATCATGGCTGAGACGACTGTGACCACTCTTGCCGACGGCGCAAGGCTGCTGCCCGTCTATCCAACTGAGCTATCCAGCCGGGTCGTTCTGGCCCTCGACCTTGGAACCACGACCGGATGGGCCATGGCGCTGAACGACGGCGGCATTGTGAGCGGGACGGTGTCGTTCCGTCCCAGCCGCTACGACGGTGGCGGCATGCGGTACCTGCGTTTCCGCGCTTGGCTGGACGGCATCGCGAAAGATGCGCGCGGCATCGCTGCCATCCACTTCGAAGAGGTCCGCCGGCATCTCAGCACCGATGCCGCCCACGTGCACGGCGGTCTCCTCGCAATGCTGACCGCTTGGTGCGAGGAACGATCGATCGCCTACCAGGGCGTTCCGGTGGGCACGATCAAGCGTCACATCACCGGCAAGGGCAACGCCGACAAGGCGGCAGTCATCGCTGCTGTCCGCGCCCGCGGCTACAGCCCCGCGGACGACAACGAGGCGGATGCGATCGGCATCCTGCTGTGGGCGCTTGAGACCAACGGAGGTGTGCGATGAGGTGGGCTCCGCACGGCTACGGCGGCAAGCGACGCGAGCCTGAGGACATCAAGCGCGACGGCTGGAAGTCCCAAGGCGTATTGGTGATCGACGCGAACGACGAGCGGCTGACATGGCCGGAACGCGAGCTGGTGCGCCAGCTCGGGGAGAAGCTCTACGGCAACAAGCAAAAGCGGCAGGAGGCTCGCCATGAATGACTGGACTCCAGAGATGGTCGAGGAGCGGCTAGTCGAGGCTGCTGCAGTGCTGCGGCGGCTCCCTGCTGAGCGAGGGCAGGGGTACTTCAGTACCTGGCCCCAGATGTTCGTTGAATTCAGCGACCTAGTTGGGCAGACGCCTGAACCGATGCGTCTGCCGCCTCCGTCTGCCGCTGCCATCAGCCGGATGGAGGAGACGCTCAATTGGTCGGTCTGGCTGGAGCCTGACGATGCCAAGGTCGTATGGAAGCGGGCAGAACGAATGCCCTGGAAAGAAATCTGTTGGGAACTCGGTATGTCGAGAGCAACAGCCAACAGGCGGCTGGAGTACGCGCTGAGCGTAATCGTATGGCGTCTGAACGGACGTCGCGCACCGAACAAGCGCTCTCAGCAGTTCGTGATCGACCGTGCGCGCGGCGTGTCAAGCAAGGTCTAACCGGTGAGACACTTTTCGGTGAGACAACGGAAGGCGAGACATCCGCCCGGTCGAAATGGCATTTTACCGCCATGCTCAAGCATTCGCGTCTGTGGCCTACGGTCTCGCGGCGCGACTAGCTAGGCTTAGGACTCTCGCGAGACGCATGTGCGTCGCGAGCAATAATAAACCGAGAACGCAAAAGCCGGTGACCACGCCATCGACGTGATCACCGGCTTGCGTATCGACCGGATGCTATTCGGTTATGCGGTACGCGCGACCGCGTTCGGCATCGACCTTCTCGGACTTGACCTTGAGTCCGAGCTTCTTCTTCAAGGCCCCAGCAATGGCACCGCGCACCGTGTGAGGCTCCCACTGCAGGGCCTCGACCACCTCGGCGATGGTCGCACCTTCGGGCCGCTTGAGCATCTCGATCAGCTTGGCCTGCTTGGTGTTGGCGCGCGGCGGCTTGGCAGGCGGGGGGCTGTCGGCGGGCGCAGCCTCGGTCGGCTCGATGGTCGCCGGCGGGGCTCCGTCGGCTTGGGCGGCGTCTTCGAGGGGCTCGGGCATTGCGGGTTCGTTGTCTTCGACTGACGGGTCATTCTCGGTGGGCTCGGCCGTCGCGGGTTCGTGCGCCTCCACCACGACGCGGGCCGCATCGGTTACCGCACCGAGGTCAGCGTCGAAATTGTCCGGCTGTTCAACCACCTTGTCTTCGGGCGGCACGTAGCCCGCCGCCTGATCGGAAGGCGCGTCGGACTTGCCCAGCGCGGCCATGCCGGTCGCGGTAATCACCAGCGTGCCGGAGCGATAGGCGGCCAGCTTGCCGACGATGAGACTGGCGAGGACTTTCTGGCGAGCGCCTCCGCGGAGTGTCGCTGGGAGCGTGATGTGGCCGGCTTCGTGAGCCGCGCCACTCTGCAGGGCTTCGGTCTGGGTCTTGCTGAGTTCGATGGTCATGATCTGGTCCGTTGGTATCAGGGGCCGCGACCATCGCGGCTCCTACTGACCAGAGCCCCGCCAGCCTGAGCCGGCGGGGCTTCGGGGAAGGCGCCGCTACTCTGCGTGCTTGCCTTCCTTGAAGGCGCGGTCAGTGATGCGCTTCAGCAGTCCGGCGTAGTAGGTGAGGGTGCCGACGTGGCCCCAGTTGACCTCGTCAGGGCCGACATTGAAGTGGTCTTGGCTCAGCACAGCGAGGCGCGCGAGCATGGTGTCGATCTCGGTCTTCTTGGCGATGTAGGCGTCGAGGGCGGTGCGGCGCATGAAGGTCTCCGTCGTTGGTGACCGCATAGGCGCTCCGGTCGCCGCGTCAGCCAAGCGAACAGCCGCTCATTCGATTGCTATCTTTGAGGCACCACGATCATGGCATTGCCGACGCTGCGGCCGCGTATCGGATCGATGGATCTGCGTACGGCGGCGTTGCCGCAGAAGGTCGCCGAGCCGTTCTACTCGTCAGCGGAATGGATTGCGCTGCGAGATCGAGTGCGACGCGAGGCGAACGGTCGGTGCCAGGCGCAAGGCTGTGGTCGCGCCGAGCGACGCATGTATGTCGATCACATCGTCGAACTGAAGGACGGAGGCGCGCCGCTGGACCGATCGAACGTCTGGCTGCTCTGCGCCTCTCATCATACCGCGAAGACTGCATCCGAACGCGCGAGGCGCACCGCGAGGCCGGGGGGCCTCTGATCCTTGGGGCTTTTTGGGGCGGCAACCGCACGGGGGCTCACGCGGAGAATTTTTCCCGTGTGCCAATACCTCCAAGAAACGGCCCGTTTCGGGGCCTCGTGACGAAGGGCAACAATGACTGCTGTGGTGGCAAAGCCGCGCCGTACGGCCCGGAAACCCGCGCCTGTGACCGAGGTTGGACCGAGCTGGCCTGCTGACGCCGTAGAGCGCCGACCCCTGGCCGCTTTGGTGCCATACGCGAGGAACGCCCGTACCCACAGCCCCGAGCAGGTCGCCCAGATCGCGGCGTCTATCCGCGAGTGGGGCTGGACGGTCCCCGTGCTGGTCGACGAGGCCGGCACGATCATCGCCGGCCATGGCCGTGTCCTGGCGGCGCAGACTCTGGGTATCTCGGAAGTGCCGGTCATGATCGCAGCCGGCTGGTCGGAGGCGCAGAAGCGCGCGTATGTCATCGCCGACAACAAGCTGGCGCTGAACGCCGGCTGGGACGCGGAGCTGCTGCCCGTGGAGCTGGGCGACCTCAAGGAATTGGGGTTCGATCTTGGCCTGACCGGGTTCGGCGAACTCGAGCTGGGCAAGCTGCTGCCGGATGAGCTTGGTGGTGCAGATCCGGACGACGCTCCCGAGCCGCCGGTCGAGCCAGTCAGTCGGCCTGGTGATCTCTGGATCTGCGGGGAGCACCGTGTCCTGTGCGGTGACGCAACGGTTCGCGCAGATATGGAGAGGCTCCTGGACGGCGAACTGGCCGATATGTGCTTCTGTGACGCGCCCTATAACGTCAACTATGCGAATTCAGCGGGCGACAAACTTCGAGGCAAGAGCCGGCCGATCCTGAACGACAACCTCGGAGATGGATTCGGCCAATTCCTTCAGGCAGCTAGTGCCAATATGCTCGCGGTTACCAAGGGCGCGATCTACATCTGCATGTCGTCGTCGGAACTCGGCACGTTGCAGAGGGCTTTCCGCGATGCCGGCGGCAAGTGGTCGACCTTCGTGGTCTGGGCCAAGAACACGTTCACTCTGGGTCGCTCCGACTACCAGCGCCAGTACGAGCCCATCCTCTATGGATGGAAGGAAGGCACCGACCACTTCTGGTGCGGTGCCCGAGACCAGGGCGATGTCTGGTTCTTCGACAAGCCCGCGAAGAACGACCTTCACCCAACGATGAAGCCTGTGGCACTTGTGGAACGAGCGATCCGCAATTCGTCGAAGTCGCGAGACATAGTGTTGGACCCGTTCGGCGGGTCGGGTACGACGATGGTTGCGGCGGAGCGTATGGGCCGTCGTGCTCGGTTGATCGAGCTTGATCCGAAGTACGTCGATGTCATTGTCGGCCGCTGGCAGCAAATCACTCAGCAGCAAGCCTATCACTCGGACTCGAAGCACCAGTTTGGCCCAACAGGCGTGCCTACCCGCGAGGAATTGGCCTCGTGACGGAACCCACTGGATGGCTATTCGGAGGGTGCAATCTTCCGGCTCGCGGCAAACCTGACGGCGACAGACTGGGGCGGAGGAGCCGAAACCCTCTGCAAAGTAGCCGTGAACTGGAAATGGGAAGAGCTGCGGAGCATCTGGTCTGCGCCGATCTCTTGCTGGACGGCTGGGCGGCATACCCGACTGCGCAGGGCATGCCTTACGATCTTGTGGTCGATATCGGCCCCCGGCTCATCCGTCTGCAGGTGAAGTCGACTTTTTATCCGAAGAACCCGCAGCCCAATAGCCGAGCTACCCCCGCCTACTTCTTTTCTATCCGCCGGGCTGGCCGCGGCGGTGGACGTGTGTATCGAGCGAACGAATTCGATGCCTATGCGCTCGTCGCGCTAGATCGGCGGCTGATTGCATATTTTTCAACAGTTGAATTGCCTAAGCAGTCTGCGGTGATACGTGTACCTGGTGCGCGCTACGGCGGCGGACCAACGCCTGACAGGCAATTCGAGGGTGCCACTTTCGCTCGTCTGATCGTGAGATTGCAGCATAGTAGCAACATCATCAACGAGCCGCGCTAAGGTAGTTCGCCCAAGCCACTGATCGATCGCGTGATTCAGAACTTGTCCAAGAGCCGCGATATCGTGCTCGATCCATTAGGTGGAACCGGAACGACGATGGTTGCGGCGGAGCGGACTGGGCGGCGCGCACGCCTGCTGGAGTTGGATCCGCGGTACGTGGACGTTGTTGTGCGGCGATGGCAAGTAGGCGGTGGGTGCGTGATTCACGCCGAGACGGCCAAGCCCTTCGAGAAGTGTTCCGACATCAGAGGCTGATTGTACTGGGAGTATCATGTTCCCGCGGCGATGACAGGTCGTTCCAAGCATGTCAGGCTGTCATATCGCTCGGGGGGACACGACGATGGCTACGAAGCGCGCGCGACCGATCAAGGTCGGACTAGCCCTGCTGACCTTTGACGGCACCATGCCTGACGGCATGCCACGCTGGAACGACCTGAAGAACATGGCGCAGCGCGCGGAAGCGGTGGGATTCGACTCACTGTGGGTGCCAGACCACCTGGTGTTCGCCGATCCACGCACGGGGGGAGAGCGAGTCGCTGTCTGGGAATGCTGGTCCATTCTTACCGCGCTCGCGGCAGCCACGAACCGTGTGGAGCTCGGCACCTTCGTGGCTTGCACCAGTTTCCGCAATCCAGCGCTGCTTGCCAAAATGGCCGATACTGTCGATGAGATCAGCAACGGCCGCCTGATCTTGGGTTTGGGTGCTGGTTACATGGAAGCGGAGTTCCGCGCCTTCGGTTATCCGTACGATAATCTAGTGGGTCGCTTCGAGGAGGCACTGCAGATCATTCATCCACTGCTGCGCACCGGCGCTGTCGATTTCAAAGGTAAGTACTACGAGGCACGCGATTGTGAACTGCTACGACGAGGGCCTCGCCCCGACGGGCCGCCGATAATGATAGGCGCCAAGCCTGACAAGCCACGGTCCCTTCGGCTAACTGCGCAATACGCCGACACCTGGAACATTTTCACATGTAGCCAGCCGGAGCGAATTGTCCCGATGATGAAGGCGGTCGACGAGGCCTGCACCAAGGTGGGCCGCGATCCACTCACTTTGGGGCGGACGAGTACTGTGCTGTTTGATGTTCCGGCCACTCCCAAGGGCGCTTCGCTCGACGCGTGGCGGAAGTTTCGGGCCGTCGCCGGCCCGCAGAGCGGTAGCCCTCAGGAAATGGCGGATATCTTGCGCGCATTCGCCCAGGCTGGTGTGGATCATGTGCAGGTCTGGCTTGATCCTTATTCGGTTGCTGGCATCGATGCTTTCGCGCCCGTGCTGGACCTGCTCGATCGGGGTTAACTGCAACGAAAGACCGAGGCTGCCTAGAGCGTTGCTATCACCAATGTTCCGCGGCTCGTCGGGCCGCAATAGCGCGCGCCTGAGGCTCGCGCATACCAACATCGTAGAGGATTAATCGTGACTGACGCCAAGGTCGGCCGGCCCCCTCATGTGCCGACCGACGAGACCCGCAAGCTGGTCGAATCGCTTTCCGGCTTTGGGATCCCGCAAATCGAGATCGCGCGCCTGGTCGGCATCGACCCGAAGACGCTGCGGTTCCACTATGAGGACCAACTCGACCTGGGCGCCATCAAGGCCTCCGCCAAGGTCGCGCAGAATCTCTTCACCATGGCGTGCAAGCCCACTCGTGAAGGGCTGTCGGCCGCGATCTTCTGGCTGAAGGTGCGGGCAGGCTGGTCGGAGTACGCGCCGGGCCCCCGTGCGGAGGAGCCGATCGGCAAGAAGGAGGCCGCCGAGCGTGACGCGCTGACCGCCGGCGACGGCAACGAGTGGGGCCGACTGGTCAATTGAGTAGGAAAAGTGAAGGAAGACGGGGATGCCTCGGGAGCGAGCAAGTATCGGGCTACCGGGTGCCGGTCACGGGGAAGCCGCTTGCCGTTCCCGTCGGCTGGTATGACCCCGTGATCTTTCCGCTGTCGCGCGTCATTAGCCGGAATTGCCCTTTGATGGGGAAGTCGGAATGATCGTTGGGTTTCCCGAAACGGCCGGTCCAGGCGTTTTGGTCGTAACCGACCTTGCCGCGCAGCTCGTAGGTGCCGGACCGAGTCTCCCAGTAACCGATGAGTTGGTCTTGGCCCGCAGCTTCGATGGTGAGCGTGCCCTGACAGGGGCAGTTGGTGCCGACGCTGCCGGTCCATGAAATCTTCCACGCGCCGAGGAAGTCCTCGACGTTGTCCGTTGGCGGGCCGATCGAGCGGCTGAGCGGCACAGCGGCAGGGGCCCCGGAGTTGCCTGGGCCGAGTGCCGTCTGCGCCATCGCGTCCGGGAAGACGAGAGCCGGTAGGCAAGCAACGGTGGCGACGGCCCGAGTGAATGTAGAGATCATCGATCCTTCATAGGGCGGTTGGGAGGGCAGCGATACGCTGGGCGCAATCAAGCGCTGCGGTCCAGACGCTGAGAGAGTCCGTCACTTCTTCCGCCGAGACGCGGCAGCAGGCCAGTTTATCAAATTGGAGATTCAGGCTGAATGGTGGCGTGGTCGCTGGCCGTACCGGATTGGCGGGACCGCATCCGAACGGGACGATCTTTGCTACCGGATCTGCCCCATCTTCACAAAGGTGAGGCCAATCGAGCGGTAGCGATCTTCAACAAGCTGCGGCTACCGGACGTCATTGGAGCACCGGCCCTGGCTGAAGCCGGGGCTGATTGGTTCCGGGAGATCGTCGGGGCCCTGCACGGGTCGTTCGATCCGACCGCGCGCGAGCGGATGATTCGCGAGATCTTCCTGCTGGCGCCGAAGAAGAGTTCGAAAACGTCGTACGCCGCGGCGCTGATGGTCACGACGCTGCTGATGAACCAGCGTCCGCGAGCGGAGTTCCTGCTGGTGGCGCCGACGGTGTCGCTGGCGCATATCGCGTTCAGCCAGGCGCTGGGCATGGTCGACAAGGACCCGGACGGGTTCCTGCGCAAGCGCCTGCATGTGCAGGAACACCTGCGCAAGATCACCGACCGGCGGACCAAGGCGACGCTGGAGATCAAGGCGTTCGACACCACGGTCCTGACC